TCAGCGGGACGGCTTCGGGCTGGACCTCGGTCGGCATCACGTACAACGGGACGGCGGGTTGCACCTATACCGACTCGGGAGCGAAGAACTCCGGTACCTGGACGCTGACCGCGCCAAGCAACACCGGCACGGTCACGGTGGCGGCGTCGACGACGATGGCGCTCGGAACCGCGGCCACGTCCAACCTGAACACCGGGACCCTCACCGTCACGGGGACGCTGACCTATTCCGGGGCGTGGGTGCTGACCGGCAATCTTACGACCAGCGCCAGCAGCACGGTCACCGGTTCCTCAACGCCCTCGCTCTCTATTACCGGGAACCTGACGATCAACTCGGCTTCGACGGCGTGGACGTCGGTGCCGATCACCGCGGCTTCGACGTCCAACGGCACGATCTATACCGACACTGGAGCCAAGAACTCCGGGAAGTGGACGATCAACACGGCGGCGGGTGGCGGTGGCGTCACGATTGCCGCTTCGACTACCATGGACATCGGCGCGAGCCCCACGCTCACCTTCGGCGCTACGGCCACCTTCACCGTGACGGGAACGCTCACGGCTTCAGGTGCGGTGGTCTTCGCCGGCAGCTCCAGCACCATGGCCATCAGTGCCACGGGCACGGTTAGCGGGGCCATCACCGACTGGACCACGACGCGCAACTTCACGATCACCGCGGGCGGCGTGTTCCCCAACAGCGTGAAGATGCACTTTACGACGCTGGGAACGGTGACGGCAGTGGGTGTCACCTTCGGGACCTGCGATATCAACTGCAGCGGCTCCTTTACCATCGCGGCCTCGACCTCGATTCCGCTGGGGGCGAATCCGACGATCGCCATCGGTGCCAGCGGTGTCACCGTCACGGGCACGCTCAGCGGCTCGGGCGTCATCACCTACAACGCCGTGGCGAATGCCGCGTCGACTGGGATGACGGTCCTGGGCACGCTCTCCGGATTCACCGGCATCAACTTCACGAACGCTGCGCTCGATCCCACGGGCGGGACGATCCCGGCAGGCCTGAACGTCTATTTCAACCTGAGCGACGGCCACGTCCGGACCTTCGTCGGGGCGAGCAAGACCTACGGTACCTATCGCTACTCGGGGACCGGAACGCTCACGATCTCGGGCTCGAACATCTTCACCAGCTTCCGCGACGACGACGCGACGAGCGCCCACACGCTGACGCTGACGGCGGCCAATACCCAGACGGCCGCCTCGTTCAGCCTGAAGGGCGCATCCGGCGCAGTCCTCACGATCAACTCCTCGAGCTCCGGATCCGCTGCCACCCTTCATCAGACCGGCGTCGGGGACATCAATGCCGCGTGGCTTTCGGTGAAGGACTGCACGGTCGACTCGCGGCCCGAGTGGTTCGCCGGGGATCACTCGACGAACGTCTCTGGAAATACGAACTGGCTTTTCATCATCAATCCGCGCCTGCGCAAGTGGGCGGGATTTTAGGAGAGAGGGGAAGGCGATGAAATTGCTACCGATGATCTTCGCGGTTGTGCTCGCGCTCTCGGCGCTCGGCTGTCAATCCATCGTCGCTCCGGGCCAGGACCGGGCCGCGCTCGAGGAAAGCGGCGCTCTGAAATGGGCGGTCTCGGAGTATGACGCCTTCGGGGCTCATTGGATCTGGATCCCTCACTGGCAGGAAGGCCTACTCGGGCTCTCCTCGCCGAAGGCTCGCAACTGCCGGGATCTCGATCTCCTGCGGATCCAGGACGGTCGCCTGACGTCGGTCCAGCATATCGGGACCGACCGGGGCGCATGGGCGGAGATGCTGCAGCTGCACGGCCGCTTTCAGGGAGATCCTGATCAGCAGGCGATCAGCCCGCTCTACATGGCGGTCTCCAGCCAGATCGTTCATGCGGGAGCTTCCCTCGAGTGCGTCTACTTTGCGAAGGGGTTTCCGCTCTACGGCCCCGAGGCGAACCCGCGCTGTCATCGCCCTCCCGGCGAGATCAAGCGGGATGACGTCCTTTACTACTTGACCACGCGCGGCGGGACGGCCAATGAGATCATCATGCGCGACGGCCGCGTCGAGGAGATCCGCGACGCGAAGCATCTCGGCAAGGACTTCGACGGCTTCTATCACCGCATCACGCTGTATTGAAGCGAATTCGGCGGCCCTGGAGAGAGAGGAAACGGATATGGGCGAACTGGTTTTCCCGGGAAACAAGAGCTACGGGTCGATCCGGATCGGGGCTTACGCGAGCCTCGTCAACGGCGACACCATCACCATCGGCAACAAGGTCTACGAGTTCCGGACGTCGGGCTCGGCAGCCGCAGGCCACGTCCAGGTGAACGTCGGCGGCAGCGGCGCCGCGACGGCGATCGCGCTCCAGGCCGCCATCGCGGCCAATCAGCCGTCCGTCCCCATCGACTCCTACGTCGATGCGGTCGATGCCTTGGTCGTGCGCCTGGAAGCCCACGACGCCGGAACGGCCGGGAACATCGCCTTCAGCGCCTCCATGACGGGCGGGACGAACATCATCGACCAGACGAGCGGCTTCCTCCTGGGCGGCGAGAACGGCAAGCTGACCCATCTGGACTCGGGCCGCTACACGGTCCAGCCGCTCGACGTCACGGCCGCCTGCATCATGATCCCGACCAAGCTGGCCGCCCCGAAGATCCTGTCGATCCAGGTCTTCGACGCGACGGGCGTCCTCAAGGTCTGCACGGGGACTTTCGTCCCGTCCTCGAACCGCCTGAAGTACGTCCCCGCGGGCGGCACGAACCCGGCCGCGACCGACGTGATTTGCTGGAGCGTCCGAGACTGAACCGGACTTTCATTGAACTCTTGAAATAGGAGAACTTCACAATGCCTGGACTCGACAGCACCACGAAAATCGTCACCGACGTGACGGCCCTCCGTTCCGTCGCTCGCCTGAGCAAAGGCGTCGCGTATATCGTCCTGTCCACCGGGGCGATCTATAAGTACGACTCCACCTCGAGCGCCACGGATGAAGGCGACCAGGTCGTCAAGCCGAACAAGATCAGCGGCAACGGCCGCTTCCTGCGGATGCAGGGCGATCAGGAGATCGAGCCCGGCCAGAAGGCCATCAACGTCTATCGCCTCGCCTCGAACGTCGCGGACGCCGAGACGATCACGATCGGCGCGGACGTGTATGAGTTCAAGACCTCGGGCAATCCGGTCGCCGGCCATATCAAGGTCGACGCCTCGGGCGGCGTGACGCCCACGCTGATGAGCACCGCGCTCGCCGCGGCCATCAACGCTTCCGCGACCGAGAAGGTCACGGCGGTCCGGGTCAGCGCGAACGAGATCCTGATCATCTCGACCAACCCCGGCGCGATCACAATCGCCTGCGCGTCGACCCTCGCGGGCGCGAACAACGCCTGGGCGGCCGCCAACATGTATGGCGGTCGTGCGGCGGGCACCCGGAAGGAGTCTCTTCAGACCCGCGTGCCAAACGCCACGGAAGTAGCTCTTGCCACCATGCATTTCGAATTTGATTTCACGCCGTCGACCGTGATCGTGCGCGTCGGTCCCACGGCGACGCCTGGGGTCGTGACGGCCTTCGACGGTACGGTGACGATCTCGAGCGGTCACGTCACCTTGGTCGACGGTGGCGCCGTCCATCTCGCCACGTCCCAGACCGTGATCGTGAGCGCCATCGCGTAACCCTGAACCCTGTAAGGAGAACTCGGTATGCCGCATGACTGCAAAGGCCAGCTACTCCAGGTGGGTGACAGCGTCATCATCCGGGGAAAGGTGTCCTATGTGGGCCAGGTCGAGGGCGACAAGTTCTGCAACGTGACGGTGGAGCTCGACCTCCCGATGCCGGCCTATCCCGACCAGAAGTCGACCGTCTCCGCCATCAACGCCGCCCAGGTGGAGAAGGTCGGATAGCGTGATGGCAGGAGAGAGGGACCTGTCCTGGATCCTTGGCCGTCGCGACTCGGTCGCGGCGCTCGAGGGATACTACGGACAGGTCTGGGACAAAATCCTGCGCGAGGTCGCTCTCGGGCTCGGACGCCCGGGAGCGGCCCAGCGCACGGGTCTCCTGCTCCGCCTCAAGGCTCTGGTCGGTCTCCTTGATCCCTACCGGCAGACCGTCGTCCGGAAATGGATCCGCGACTGGGCGAGCGCGTCGGTGATGCTCGGCGAAGAGAACGCCGTCGACGGAATCACCACCCAGAAGGGGGAGGCGCATCCTGATCAGGCGCTCGCCTTCGGAGACGTGTCGTCCAAGAAGTCGCCCCAGTCCCAGGTCGTCCTTGCGGGGCTGGTGGCTCAGACAAGCGCCCAGCTGGCGGCCCTTCAGGCTTCGATGCTCTCCATGCTGACGGGCGTCGTGACACAGTCGCAGGCTGTTCTCGTCGGGATGCAGAATCGCGGAGCCCTCGGAACCTTGACTCAGCGCACCGTCTTGACCGATCTGACCGATCTCGTCCTCAGGGGCCCTTCCCCGGCCGCCATTCGAGGCCTCCGCGGGCTGGGCTTCCCCGACCATCTGGTCAACGACATCCGACGCCTGAACGAGGGTTTCTCGTCCTCGGAAGGCTCGCGCTTGCCCAAGGTGCAGGATCAGGCGGGGATGATCGGCGGCGGCATGATCTCGGGAGGTCATTCCGCCGGGATCAAGGTCCGCTCCAGCCATAACGACGTCAATCACGTCCGGATCTCGAATCCGAACCGCGTCGGCGAGCCGGACGTCTGCACCGTGTTCGCCGGTCGCGTATTCTTCATCGGCTTGGGCTCCGATCCCCTGGGCTTCCCCAAGCTCTCCAGCGTGCCCAACGGCGGCCCCAAGTTCCATCCCCATTGCCGTCACGGCCTGCAGCCCTGGGTCGTGGCCCTGAAGTCGAAGGACGAGATCGCCGCCGAGCTCGCCGCGTCGAACGCCATCCCCTCCCAGTTCTTCAACGTGAAGCCTTACGCCGTCACCAAGGTCGTCCGCAAGCTGAGCCCCGCGCAGGTCGAGAAGATCAACCCCGGGACGCGGGCTCCGAAGGAGAAAGTCGCATGAGCAAGCAGGTCATTCTCTACCAGGGTGAGAAGTTCGCCGAGGACGGCTCCGGGAAGTTCGCGAAGGACATCATGGGCGTCGGGACCTGGTTCGACCCGAAGACCAGCAAGGCCGTCCCCATCAGCCGCGAGCGGATCCAGCGGCTTTCGACGAACACTCGGAAGCTCATGGAGACGGGGACCAAGATCCCCTTCCGCGACGGTCACCGCAACAGCGTCCTCGCCAATATGGGCGAGTGGACGGGAGGCTTCATCCCGTTCAAGGACACCCTGGTTGCGGTCTGCGAGCCCAAGGATCCCAAGGCGATTCTCGGAATGCGGAATGGCTCGATCGACAGTGTGTCGGCCGTGATCGAGTACGGCTACGTCGATTCGAAGGGCAACAAGTACGACGAGGTCATCACCTCCGTCGATGCCACCGACTTCCCCGTCATTACCGGGCAGAACGGCTTCGTCGAGCTCTCCCGCGAGCACGACGGGCATGACGTGCTGGTCCCCGAAAGCCTGATGCTCGCGAAGGGCGATTCCGACAGCGATGGCGACTGCATGGCGCAGCACGACGCCCTTCACGGCGATCTGAAGTCGAAGCTCTCCGCCTTCTCGAAAGCAAAGGCGAAGAACGGCGCGGACCACGCGGACACCAAGGCGGCCGGCTCGAAAGCCCAGGAAGCCGCGATGCGCCTCCGCAAGCAGGCCCAGGTCGTTCACGACCACGTCCAGAACATGACGGGCGGTCCCGCCTATTACGACCGCGTCCCGACCGTCGCGGAAGCGTTCCTCGAGCTTTCGGCATCGCGGCATATCGACGTCGCCGCACTCGCCGAGGCCTTAAAAGTCTGATTTGCGTGTTCGGTCCCACCGGGACCTTTTTGGAGGATTTGCGATGAACCTGTCCAAGTTGGCGCTGGCCCTCGGGATGGCGGAGAGCGCCCCCGAGAGCGAGATCTTCGCCAAGGCGGCCTCGGTGGTGACCGAAGGGGCCCAGGCGAAGGAGAAGTTCACCAAGCTCTCGACGGAGCATTCCGCGCTGGTCGCGGAGGTCGAGAAGCAGGGCTTCAAGGTCGAGGGCGTGAAGCTCTCCCGCCTGGAGCCCGTCAGCCTGAGCCTCGAGGCCAAGCCCGAGGACGACGACGAGAAGAAGGCCCTGAAAGCCGCCCTCCTCGCCGCCGAGAAGACCGCCCTCTCGACGGGTGTCTCCACGAACAAGGAGTTCGTGAAGAAGCTCGCGGCCGACATGAAGATGCCGCCCGCGCTGATGTCGCTGGCCGAAGAGGTCCTCAGCGTCCGCGGCGAGCTCGAGGCCGTCTGCCTGTCGAAGGACGGCAACATCGAGCTCACCAAGACCAAGAACTTCCCCGCCAAGGTGAAGTCGCTGCTGGAGCAGCTGGCCACCTTCAAGGGCGTGAAGTTCTCCACCCAGAGCGAGACTCCCGCCACCGACGAAGCGAAGGCCAAGGCCGAGCGCGAGAAGCTGGCGAAGGACATGCTCTCGCGGGCCCAGCCCGAGGCGGCGGCCGCGAAGTAACCCCTGTTCCCCGCGAGGGGATGACTGACTGACCTTTAAAACTCTTTGAGAGAGGTAGAGACAGATGAGCGGAGATTTCTTCACGCAGCTGGGCAATGACGCCCTTCCCGGCATCGAAGCCCCGGTTTCCCAGGAGGTCTTCGAGTTCCTGCTGGACAACGACCACCTGAAGTCGATCGGCATCGTGATCGACTCGGCGTCGGTCGATGCGGGCCACACGGGCCGCACCCAGGTCCTCCGCGCGGGCACGCTCCTCATGACGGGCGCGGCCACGGGCGGCAAGTACGTCCCCGCCGGCCATGCGAACGCCCCGGCGTCGAACGCGATCCTTTCGGCGGTCATCCTCGAGAAGACCGTCGACATGCGGACCAAGCCGAACTCCGTCGCCGACAAGTCCGGCCGCGGCGTCATCCACGGGTTCGTGAAGGATGCGAGCCTCTTCTACGTGGATAACACGTACAAGACCGCGCTCAAGACGGCGCTGCCCCTGGTCGCGTTCCTGTAAACCGCCGCGTCGGGCCCTGGAGAGATGAGAGAGAACTAGAGAAAGGAAACAGAAATGTTCGACGAAACCCTCCTGCATTGGGAGACGCTGACCAAGCTGATCAACGACTTCAAGCCCGAAGGCGTCCCCCTCGTCGCGTCCGGTCTCTTCTCGAAGAGCCAGACGCAGGGCCAGCAGTACCAGCTGGACATCATCAAGCAGAACCGCACGAAGGCGGGCATCGTGGGCAAGAACTCCGTGTCGACGGTCGTCGCCCCGGAGATCATCAAGCGTCAGGCGATCACCCTGGCGCGGTCGTTCGAGAACGTCCGGCTGCCCGGATCGTCCTTCCTGAACCTCCGTGAGCCCGGAACCCTGGCCCTGCAGAACATCCAGAAGAACCAGGTCGCCCGCGAGACCAAGAAGCTCGCCCGTCGCCTGGACTACCGGAACGAGTTCTACATGGCGCAGGCGGTCCAGGGCACGCTGACCGACACCATCGACGGGATCTCGTTCACGATCGACTTCCAGTTCCCGGCGAGCCACAAGCTCACCGTGGGCGGCGGTCAGATCGCGGGATGCCTGGTGACGGCCTGGAGCGATCCGGACGCCGACGTCATCGGAGACATCACCCTGATCAAGCAGCAGGTCGTTCAGGACTCGGGCTATGAGCTCAAGAAGGTCATCGCCTCGCCCGAGGTCATCGCGAACCTGCTCAAGAACAACCAGGTCAACACCTACTTCCGCAGCACGCCGGACGGCGTCGCGATGCTGAAGGAAGGAAGCATGGGGTCGTTCATGGGTCTGGAGTGGATGAGCTACGGCTCGACCTACAAGGACTCCAGCGATGCCCTGCAGCGCTTCCTCCCGGCGAACGGCGTGGCGTTCCTGCCCGGTCAGGATCCGGACGTCGCGGAACTGGTCCAGGGCGAGGACGTCATCCCGACGCCCAACAAGATGGACGTGCAGTCTATCATCGGCCGCTACTCCTATGCCTCGATCAGCGAGGACCCCGCGAGCGTGAAGCTCTACGCGGGCGAGGTGAGCCTGCCGGTGATCTACATCCCCAGCGCGTTCCTGTATGCCCTGACGGTCTAAAGACCACCCCAGCTGATGCCCCGGGGGGACTCCAAATCCCCCCGGGGCTTGCTTGGTGGAGGAAATGATAGATGCCTGACATTGTGGCGACGGTTGGCGACCCGGCGGCGAATTCCTATCTCTCGCTCGAGGATGCCGATGCGAAGATGGACGGATTCCCCAACGGCCCCGCTTGGGAGAACCTGGACGACGCGACTCGCCAGAGGTTCCTGCTCAAGTGGACCAGGATCATCGACCGCTTCAAGGGCTGGACGCCTCAGACCGCGACTCAGGCTCTCGCATTTCCTTCGTCCAAAGATCCCGTAGGAGTCATTCCCGCCCAGGTTGTGAACGCGCTCCTGGAGTGCCTGGACTTCGAAGCCTCAGGCGAGTTGTCCTCGCTCAAGAAGCTTCAGGCCGAAGGGGTGACGAACCGCTCCATCATGGGCCAGTCCTCGACCTTCAAGGCTGATCCGAGCCAGCTGCCCGCAGGGGCCCGCAACGAGCTCGAGAAGCTCTGGAGGCTCTACAGCGGCCCGGTGATCGTGACGCGGCCGCACACGGAAGCCCTGAAGGTCGATCCCACGAACCGCTCGCCTTTCGAAGGTGATCGCGTGATCGATCTCGATACCGATCCGCTCGGACTCTTCTGATGCTCGACATCGACTTCAAGAACGTCGTGACCCTGCGGGCCCAGCGAGCCCACTCGCGGAAGAACGCGAGCGAGGTCGCTTGGGATCCGGTCCTCGACTCGTCGAACGAGCCGGTCGTGATCCGCTGCAAGTTCCGGCGCAGCGGGGTCAAGAACTTCAGCCTCCAGGCCGGGGAGGAACAGTCCGACGCGACGATGCTCTTCCAGGTCACGTCCGGGAAGGACGTCACCCGGGAGAACCTCGTCGTCGACGAGCGCGGGGAAGCCTACAAGGTTCTCCGGTTCCGCGAGGAGGAGGACCTCGAGCTTTCCACCACCTATAAGCAAGTCGAGCTCAAGAAGGTCGACAAGACCTTCCCGCCGGCGGGGGTGGATGGATGAGCTTCCTCAGCTTCGACGCCCAGGGCATGAACGACGACATCGAGAAGGTGATCGGAGGCCTCGACCTGGCGGCCGCCTTCGTGAATGAATCGATCCGCCGAGCCCTCTCGGACATCGCGAACGACATCCTCGCGGCCGCTCAGATCAATCTCGAGGTCCAGACGCGGTCGGGTGATCTGTCGCGGTCGGGCAAGGTCACGGACATCGCCTTCAGCGATGGGACGGTTTCGATCACGGTCGGCTTCACCGAGATCTATGCCGCGCAGCGCGATCAGGGCGGAACGATCCTTCCCAAGAACGGCCGGATGCTGGCGATTCCGCTCGCGCCGATCCTGCTCGCGACCGGCCCGCGCTTCAAGAGCCCTCTCGAGGAAGACAACCTCGAATGCGTCTCGATCTTGGGGCACGTCTACCTCGTCGACAAGACGACCCACGAATTCCATTGGCTGCTCGTCCCGAGCGTGACCCAGGACGGCTCCCATTACTTCTCCAGCGTCGTCAACGAGCGCGGGCCGCATGTCGGCGCCATCGCGGGCCAGCTGATCAAGGAAGACCTGGAAGGCTCTGGCGGGTCAGGCGAAAGGAGCGCCGCCTGATGGGAGTGCGCCGCCTTCGCCTGTCCGGATTCGAAACGGAGCTCGCGGGAGCGATCGCCTCGGGATACCGCTTCCCCGATCCGTCGATCATGGATCTCCCGCTCGTTGTCGACCGGAATATCTTCGCCATGGAGCTCCCCGCTCCGGAGGAGATCGCGGCAGGGGAATCGACCTTCGACCCGAACCGCGAGCCCACCATCGCGATCTATCGGCAGCCAGGACGCGGGATCGAGCCCACGGCCTCGAGCGGTGGCCGCTTGGGCTTCAACCTGCTCCTGGTCCTGCGGGCTCCCCGTGCGCTACAGGTCTCGGTTGACTGGCTTGGAGATCTGGTCGTCTGGCTGGAACTCAACGCCGTGGGGCTCATCACGCCCAGTTTCAAGATCACCGGATTCCAGACGCTCGGGATGCCCGTGCCGGCTGAGCGGCTCTCGAACGATATGACCAAGGCGTCGGCTTCAGTCCGTTTCCTTGCGATTGCCCGGAACTGAGATTTTAGGAGAG